TGCCGTTAAAATGAAACAAAATCTGAAAAACCTCTATGAGGAAAAGATTTATGTAACATTGTTAGCAAAAGGAATAGTTACGTGTTTTGATCTCGGTTAGGATTATTGTTCGATCACAACAATAAAACACAACATTTCTATCAAGGTGGCAAAGGACCAGGCGGTGTCGGGGGTTCAAATGATGAAAGATAATCCGCAAATCCAGCAAGACCAGAAGTCGCAGGTACGCCGGTGAAAGATCCAGCTTTGGGCGGAACAACGAAATGGCAAGAAAAATCATCACCCATAGCTCTGAATAAATATCCATAACTTTCTTGTGAATAAATATCTTTTCCACCTGAAAATCGCAATGAACAAGGTCCATAAAGATCTTTCGTATTTCTAAACATCAAATTATCATAATAAGGCAATGATATATCTAATACTGGGTTAATGCTAGATGCTATGGTTGTACCCAAATATTCATTACCACTGGATGTGATAAAATAAGCCATTTTCATTTTCTCTGTTTCCTTCGATATTATTTTGTATCTCAAGGAACCCCTCCAAAAAGCATACATACCAGTCCAAAACTTATAACCAAATAAAGAATTGCCATTGGCAGGCCAAACAGCAATATCCGTATCAGATTGTACTTGCAAATCAGGTTGATACCTATGCAAAACATCACGTACTGATTTATATTCTTCACCAAAAACAATCTTATCTTGTAAATATGTGGTCATTGACTCATGCAAATAAGGAAATTCTTTTTCAAAATCAGCTCTAGGATTTGATTGGAACAAATAACGACGTTCTTGCAAACCACCAAAACGATAATCTGAACCACCAGCTTTATAAATGTTAATGTCAATAAAATTTTCTATCGTTGGATTCAAAGTGGCCCATTGTATTGGAACTACATATAAACCAAAATTATTATTTATCGCAGATTGTAATTCTGCCACACTATTAGACAAATAAGGAATTGCCATTTCTGCTTCTGTAAAACCCTGTACATCAATCACTTTGTGATAACAATTGACATAATTATCTGCCACAACTACTTGTTCATCTGTCAACCAAACTATCAACTTGACTGAATGAAATGACGATGCATTTATGTATAACTTAATCTTAATTGTACCATGCATATATCTAAATTGCGACGATACTAGATCTAAATAAGTAGGATGAAAATCATTGGGATTTAAATTGGACAACAATGTAGGACCCGAACTTTTGGAAATTGTTACTGCATTAATGCGTTGAGGAATACCAACCAATGTGCTTAAGTTCATCTCATCATATTCAAAACCTCCTACGATAGGGTCTGTTGATATTGCATTTTCTGAATCAAAACCAATAGTTTTTGCAACATCAATTCCTGTGCCTGTATTCAAATCCATGAAAGGATCTATTTTATTTATCTGTTTTCTATCCAAAGTAGCAGGTTTATTTAAACTCATAATCGCACCCATGGCTATTTCTGTCCCATGATCGTTTATGGCAGTTCTTATACCTGTGGCTAAAGATTTCGTTGCATTGTTAACAGATGAAATCGTAGATTCACTTTTTGCTATAGCTTCCCTTATAACGTTTGATTGTGCTCTAAAGGCTGCATGAGGCAACATCAATTTGGCATCTATAAACTTAGCTGTTACCAATATAGAAGCTGATGAATCAATGCCATCAATTGTCCTAAGAGCGTTTAATGGTAAAATAGCTACTTTAGCAATCTCATCTTTAGAATAACTGGTTAAATCCAGATATCGCCTAGGGTTAACAAATGGTATATCAACTATGCTAGCATCTCCTGCTTGTGCATTCATTAACACATGTGGATATCCCGTTAATTGGTTATATCTATTGCTATTTACTGCATCATCAAAAGAGTATAAACCTGGATTATAAGGTGCATACGCGATAATAAGTGTTCCATATTGAAACTTTGTAGAAGTAATGCGCACTGATAATTGCACGCCACCTGTAAAATATCTAAAATCTTCTATTTTCTCTTTGATAAAAATATTATCAAATAAAACTTTTGGAAAATCTAAAGTAGTAGCTGTTACCGAACCCCTGGGCCACGGTATATTTGCTACCAAATATTCTCTCTCTAACACTCTACTCATATTAAATTGTTCATAAGGTGAAACCTTATGAGGATTTTGTTTGACGACATTAGATATGGTTGATTTTGTGACCATACCTATGTCCTCGTATTGACCAAGTTGAACCGTCTCTGTTGCAAGAGGTTCATTAGTTGCTCGGTCGGTATATTCTGTATTTCTATCTAAACTATTTACTTCAGCTATTAAAACTACTAACTATTTAAACTCCTATGGAGGAAAAACTCGGGAGTGCAACTGCTTAACCCCAAGAACAACATATTGTTTTTCTATGTGTGGCTTCTAACTAAAATAAAACTCTGCCAAAGTTTTAAGTATCCAATCTATTTAAATGTTGGGTGATTGGATATAACCCAACAAGTGAAGGTGGTTGAAAATTAGTACTCATTATGAAACGAGTACTCCAGGAGTACTGTTCCATGACGGTACATTTGGTTTCGATATTGTTCAACCCCAAGATCGAAACGCCGTATGGTATCCACTAAATGTGGGTGTTCTGCTGCTAATGCTTCTAAATAACTATTTGCTATAACTCTATAAGTCATGTGATCATGATGGGCTAGTTCAATAAAAAATGATCTAGCTGTGCTAATTATCACGTGATCCATTGGAATGTGACCTTGCTTCTTGTACCAATATGTAGAATGTGCTATTGTGTTTGTAGGCAATGGTGCACTAATCAAAGCATCATATTGCTTTACAAATCCTCGCGACAAAAAGCTAATATTCTCCAAAGTATCCTTTTCTCTATTTTTCTTAGGGACTTTTGTCCAATGAGTGAACGTCATCCCAAATTTCTCTTTTATTGGCTCTGCCAAATCTTCTACAGTTACATTTTCTCTATTAATCGCAACCACAGCATCATCACCATATAAAGCCGATGCGGTTTCCTGAATCGGTACTTTATCATACAAAACTGAATATAATATAACCATATTACAAAGAGAATTGTAAATAGACGTTAAAGGATTCCCCGAGGGATTACCATCTTTAATGTTAAACACTTTATCCTCATATACAAACTGAGCTGTATATATATGTTCGAACATTAACTTGCGAGCATTTTGATATTTTAAATCATCACCATACCAACGGTTAATAAATTCCAACACAACTTCTCCAACACCTTTAGGTATTGTTCCATCATAATTCGAATAATCTCCTGATATAATTGATTTTCCATATCTTTTCAATTCATTATACATCATCGTCCATTCTGTTGAATGTGGATTTATGCCAACCTTAATAGGACAAATAGCACATTTTGACATTATATAAATGACAATAGACAAAAATAAAGCACGAAAAATCAACAAAGCATGTAACGGACAAGCTGTGAATAATCGCGGCACTTCT